AGAAATATATTTAAAGGTGCTCTGCACTTATAGATATATATTGTTTCTCCCCGCCGATCGCACTACTATTGTAGCGCGATCCACCTTTGCTTTAGTTTGGCGGCAAAGGGACGCCCATTGTGAGTATACTTCTTCTCATCGATGTCAGGTTCTTCCTGGCGTGAACGGAGAAAAGCCTCTACCGAGATATCGGTTGATGCTTTGGTCTCTTTTCTCGAGTAAGATGGAGTATACATCTTCATTTCGATCCTCTGGAGGGCGGTGTTAAACCGTAACCTTTGTGGCCCGTCACCGCGACGGGACACGCCAGAGTAGACTGTAGGATCTTCAACCCATGGGTAGAAACCCAAGAGGTCGATGATAGTACGGTCGATAAATTCTGTTACATACTTAGCGTTTACTAAGCGTGTTACGAATTGATCACGAAAGGAAGATAGAGAGATTATCTCTTCTACACAATGCCTACTAGTTGGAATATTGCGGCGTACATACACTGGCTTGACGGGGATACCCCGATACCAGTCTGCTCCGCAAGACTCTCTGAAATATCCATCAGAGAAGCTCTTCTCTCTATTCACCTTGAGTGAAAAAGATTCGAGCTCCAACATAAAGGTTGGTACGTACTGCGACGGCATTATTATGTCGTCGCCGTACACTCTAACCTCACCAGAACGTTCGATCTCACGAACGGACGATCTAGTGATGCGCTTACCTTGTTGTCGAAGTATGGAAGCCATAACAATGGCTGAAAAGACCATACTTTCGATAGGGAAAGTAAGAGCACTACCCATGGATGCGAACTTCTTTAGAGAAGTAACGCGCCCATCCGGAAGTTCGAGATACACAGACCTCGAGTTCTTTATCCAACGCAAAAACGTAGGAGACCAATCAAAAAGTCTTTCGACAAGGTCTAGACGGACCCTGTCAGAAGCTTCAGATAGGTCGATAGTTGCAAGGCTACTATCTAGAGAACCGAGTCTAGCGAGCCGTTGATTATCTTCATTGCTCTTGTAAGAGCAAATTGGATGGTAATCAAGCTTGTCTTCAAGGGTCTTCCTAAGTCCCTGTTGAACAAACTGATTATACGACGGCTCAATGGATATTAATCTAGGCTTGGTAGCAGTTTTTGGAACTGCGATAAGCCTAGCTGGTATCTCTCTGACGTCTGGAGGACTCGTGACCAAACGGTTCCAAGTCCCTCTGAAGAGTTCAAAACCGAACTCCTCAGAAATCCGAGGAGAAATGGAATCAAATTTCCACTTCTCTACGGAGTCTAGACGCTCCGCCACTGAACCAGGGCCATGGCCATTACGGCTATGATCATAGTTCATAACGACGTGGCGGACGACTGTCCCAAAAGACAATCGCATTACTTCCGATACGTCACTTACCATGCTGGGCAACTCTGTTTTACACAAAGTTTTCTCAGTCGCTAAGAATTCTGTTATAGACTTCTGAACGTATGCGTCATCACAAATTTCAAATACCTTTTTAAAGGCACGCGAAATTTGACGAATAGCATAGATGGCAAGAGATGAAGGTTCAATCTGGAGACGACCAGCAGAATCGAAAATCTTCTCCCATAACGGGAAGAGGAACTTCGGCCTGCGGTCGCGACTCTTACTACCCCACCCGATATAGTCGGGAAGGTAGCCACTAGATAGGCCTCTCGTTAAGAGGTCATCTAGCTGGGGAAGAGTTATAGTTAGAAACGAATCGCCTTCACAGGCGTGTCGCTTACGAACTGTTTCCAGATCACGAGCTGAGCAGGTACCTAGGCTGAGGTAACAATCTTTGATTATTGCTTCAGCCAGGAGTAAAAGGCTTTTCATTATTTCCCTTTCTAGGTAAATAATCCAATTGAAAAGACCTTAGTGTCTACGTCGTCCTGCGGTTGTGAGAGAGATTCTTCCAACCAAGAAACCTAGAGCGGCACCAGCAAAAGCACCAACTACAAAGAAGGTAGCGATTGCAGAAATAGCGGAGAAATCCACTAGTTCTCGCCAGCGACAAGTTTCTTGAGGTTAAGGTTAGTGTTGGCAGTAAGCCAAGCAACAAGACCAAGAACCTGTTTCTCAACCTCCACATCTGAGTAACCACTGACCGGTCGATCAATGACCAATCGGACAGTATCGGATACTCGGACGTTCGTAGCTGATACAAGCGGGTCTGCAGTGATCTTGACATTGGTCAAGGCCACGGACCGGCGAGTACGAGCGTTACGAACGTTCTGGGGGCCAACTTCGAGTTTGAAGTCGGTCTCAGAAGATGTAAAGGTTCCCAGCGTTGAAGGGTTGTAGACTCGCGAGAGCGAGACTGCGGTTCCGTCAACGGTGAGGGACTGTGGATCACTAAAGGCCATTTCGACTCCTTATATTTAGTTTGTTCTTAAAACCTCCTTATAGAGGGGTGGAGGCTTAGCGAGACTTCGCTAAACCTAGAGCAACTAGAATCGCGTACTGAGACGATGTTAGATCGTTTATCGGTAGGGCGAAACCGAAGGGGTTGACTCTTGTACGGTATAAACCGATAGTACTGGCAGTTGATACAGGATTGTTTGACCGGAATCTCCAGCCGTCTTGCGGCTGTTGTAACCGGGCCATATCAATCGCTATCGTTTGCTTAACTTCCGACCGGAAGGTCGCGTAAGCATAGTCTATTGGGTAAGCGCCACTCTTAGAAAGAAAGGCGCTAGCCTCAATAGACCTACCAATGTGGAAGGCCCAATCGGCCAACCACGAGTACGGCAAGAGATCCCAGGCCAGTGATGGGTACCAAAGACCTAGACCTTCAATGATGCCTTGAGCTTTGTCGTAGTGCTTTAGTAGACCGGCTGTAGGTCTCCCCGCAATAGTAGCGCGGAGACTAACATCCATGTCTAGTTTAGCCTCGACTTGGTGGTTGTGGAAAGGTCCACGGGCAAGGCCAGTCGAACTACCCCTATAAGGGATGAGTCCGGGGCTGCTGCCGATGCCACCGCCTTGGTTAATCGAATCCGTGAACGTAAGTACAGGGGTTCGATTCTTACGGCGAAAGGATTCACCGTAAAGAGATTCCGTTGTCTTCAGTAGGACTGCCAAGGCATCCATAACTGAAGTGATCAACGGAAGCATACCAAATTGTAGCTCAAGATAATCCTGACCGGTGGCCCTAAGCCAAGATGGAACCCGTTTACCGGATTTCAAAAAGTGCTTAGAGATCATCTTAAATTCGGTTGGGTTGTCCGTTTTGGACAACTTAACGAATCGACCAGGATTACTGGCGACGACTTGGGACAAACGACGAACCGACGTTAAGATCCCAGGAATGTCGCCCCTTACTATCTCGATAATAGTCTCACCGATGCCTGCATTCTTAGGAATCATGGCGCCGATGGACTTGTTTATCGAACCTTGAGGTAAAGAAGAAGGAAAAACTTCTTTATCCTCCCAACGGGTAGTGTAACCCAATCCGCTTTTTGGCAGATTGAAGAAGGCTGGAACTAAGGCCAGACCTGGGGACACTTCAAAGTGTCCCGAGGACGAGCTGGATGTCCAGTCCCACGATACAATACCCATCCGATGGCGAACAGTAGTAAACGAGTGGCCGTTATCGTAACGATAGTTACGAGGTTGGCCCTCGTCGACACCGGAAACATCTTGATCGATGTTTTCGTACTGTTCCTTTCTCTTCCTCAGTGCCTCGAGGAGACCGTCCCTTTTGGGGTCGATATTCTGGATGGCACTAGAAGGAACGAAAGCGCCTGTGGGTTTTTTAGACCTCCAGCTATATGTATAGGTGGAATCTATGTTAGTGGGACCAAAACTGGTTCCAGCAACGGTACCCACGCGACGTTGGTGATAGTAAGTCACATCATTACTCCTTCTGCTCAGAGTAGC